CTTAAAAAAATCCCCGGGGGGATATTTTAGTTTAATAGTTTTAGGATCATACTCCGGATTCCTTAGGGGCCGGGGTTTTTCTTTTGACTATTTAATAGTATGCATAAGGAATTCTCAATATTATTTTGGTTGATTGCAATTAGTTTTTACGTTGCCATTTTCTTCTCCTTTCTATTGTGATATTTGAAGACTGTTCCTCTAATTCAAAACCTTATGCATACCATTAAATAGTTAAGAGAAAGTATACCAAAAGTGTTAGAAAGGAGAACTCTTATGCCTAAAAGGTTTGCAAAACTCAGAGATCCCTCTGCACAAGAGCAAAGACCAGCAGTCACAGACTTAGGCAGAGAGAAACAATTATGTAGTCTAGCAATAGATTTAGCGGAAAAGCAATTACGAGATGGAACTGCTTCACCATCAGTAATTAATCACTATTTAAAGTTAGCTGCAATCAGAGAACAAGAAGCAGCTGAAAGATTAGCTAGAAAACAAGAACTAGAAGAGAAATTAATAGAAGCAAAAATACAATCTCTAAATGCTAATGAAAGATACGAGGAACTAACTAACAATGCAATTAAAGCATTTAGGATGTATCACGGAGATGATATTGACGAGGAGGATGATGACGACGATGAGCGATGAAAGAACATACTCTGAATTGATATTATTAAATACTTTTAAAGAAAGAATGGACTATTTGAGACTTGATGGTAAAGTTGCAGATGAAACATTCGGATTTGACAGATATTTGAATCAAAGATTCTACAAATCACAAAAGTGGAAAGATATTAGGAATGAAGTAATAATTAGAGATGGTGGATGTGATTTAGGAATTCCGGGAAGAGAAATCAACGGAACAATCTACATTCACCATATGAATCCAATTACTGTTAGCGATATAGTATCTGTCAGTGATTATTTGTTAAATCCTGAATACTTGATTTGTGTTTCACGTTCAACTCATGATGCTATACATTATGGTGCTGTAAATGTTGAAGATGAACTACCACAAGACAGGTCTCCAAACGATATGTGTCCATGGAAAGGATAAACTTATGAGCAATTATGATTATAATACATTGTGTCATCATGGAATTAAAGGTCAAAAATGGGGTTATCGTAGATACCAGAATGAAGACGGAACATTAACTGAAGCTGGAAAAAAGCGTTATCGTAACTTTGATGAAATTGGGGAAAGACAATTTAAAAAAGATCAAAGAGCAATTAAAGGTCAACAATTATATGAAAAAGGTCAAACAAGTGGATGGCTCGCTTATAAAAGTGGATTAGTTACTTCTGGTGCTTCAATTGGTAGTTATGCGGCATATAGGTTAGGTCAAAAGATATATAATTCAGCTGCAATTAGAGGATATGCTACTAAAGGTGAATCTATTACCATGAAAGTTTGTCTTGGTGCTATTGGCGCAATGACTATAGGTGCTGTTGCATACAATATAAACGCTGGAATTAAACGAAGACAAATAAGAGCATATTATACAAATGGAACTAAACAATTAGTTAGAATAGACAATAAAAATAAACAATAGGAGGTAAATCAAAATGAGTAACTATGATTATAATGTTCTTTGTCACCATGGCATTAAAGGTCAAAAATGGGGTATTAGACGTTACCAAAACGAAGACGGCAGTCTTACTATTGAGGGTAAAAAGCGTTATGGTTCAGGCCAATATGCACAAGCTGCTAAAGAATTTGGTAAAACTTATGATAGTAAAAAACTTACTGAAATGATTAAACAAGATAAACGTTATACCGATTATTTAAAAAAGAATAAATCCATTTTAGAAGAATTTCAAAAACTTGAAGACAAGGAAGACTCAATGGAAAAAGAAAAAACTAAATTAAGAAAATCAGATGAATACGACAAAGAATTAGATAAAATAACAAAAAAATTGTCTAAAGATTTCAAAAATGATGAATATGCTCCACCAGGTTCGGATAGATTTGATGAAATGATCGATATGCATATGGAGGATTGGCTTGATAAAAAACTTAATTTTGATCCAGAAGAAAGATATTCATCTTTATCAGAGAAAGTATATAAAGAGAGACATAAACTTGGAAAATCATTAACAAAAATGTACTATTACAGGAAGATATCACCGGATAAATTCAATCGTAGAACTATAGGTGACACAGTTGAAACCGCTATTTTTGAACTTGATAATGTCGGAAGAAATTGGGATATTTAATAAATATGTAAAAAGGAGAAGATGAAATAATGAGTGAAGAAACTATAACTACTGGAGAAAGCATATTAAACAGTGTTAAGAAACAGTTAGACATCGCAGCAGACGATGATTCATTCGATACTAACATTGTTATGCATATAAATTCTATATTTGTAAACTTGTATCAAATGGGTGTTGGTCCATCAACTCCTTATCAAATACAAGATGCAAATAATGTTTGGAGTGAATTCATAACAAACGATAAACCGTATTTGGCTTTAGTTAAAAGTTATATGTATCTAGCAGTTAAGTTATTATTTGACCCTCCTAGAACATCTAATTTATTAGAAGCAATGAATGCAAAAATGCACGAATATGAAGTGCGACTATACAGTGAATCAGGAGGTTATTAATAATGGGAAATTTTGATTATTTAGCTCATCATGGCATTAAAGGTCAAAAATGGGGTATTAGACGTTACCAAAACGAAGATGGAACATTAACCACAGCTGGTAAGGCTAGATACAATGATGATGGCACTAGAAAGAATCCTAAAGACATGTCTGATGAAGATTTAAGAAAATCTAGTAACAGAATTCAATCAGAACAAAACTATAAACGTTTAGTTGACTATGATAGACCAGTTAAGAAATTTGGAAAAGATGTGTTAACAGGCGTAATTGCTTCAGGTGCAACTTTTGCAGGTACTTATGGAGCAAGTAGAATATATGCCAATGTAGCAAATGATGCAACAATGACAAAAGGTAAATCTGCATTACTTGGAGCAATGGCTGCTATTGGAAGTATGGTAGCAGTTGTTGGCGGTAGAGTTGGTCAAACTAATTTAAAACAAAAAAATAATAATAACAATAATAATGATTAAGGATGGTGAAATCAAAATGAGTAACTACAATTACAACACTCTATGTCACCATGGTATTAAAGGTCAAAAATGGGGTATTAGACGTTTTCAGAACGAGGATGGCACTTTGACAGCCGAAGGTCGTAAACGTTATGGTATCGAAAATGGTATTATGTCTGAAGAAGGCAAAAAGTTATATGAAAAAGATAATAAGCAATTAGCAAATGCCAATAAAGGTCGAATAAGTAAGAAAAAAGCAGCTGCAGTTGGAGCTACTGTAGGTACAGCACTTGGAATTGCTTCAACTGTTCAAGGTATAAAAGAGGATAACGGTGTTCCTTTAGAATTAAAATTGAAAGCTGGAGTAATTTCAACTGCAATAGCGGCTATTGCTGGTGCCGGAGTAGGAACATTAATTGCTTCTGGACATAATAAAAAAGTATCAAAAGGTGAAGAATACGTTAAAAAACTTAACAATTTACAAATCACATAAAAAATAAGGAGAAGATAACATATGGCTTTATCTAATACGGCTGTGCCAAAATACTATGGCCGTTTTAGAGATGCGGTCATTAGAGGAGAAATCGCAATAAATTATGAGATTTCTTTAGAAATGAATAGAATAGATCAATTAATAGCAAACCGAGGAATATATTATGATGAGAATGCTGTTGAAGGATTTATTCAATATTGTAATAATGAATTAACTTTAACTGATGGATCAGATTTAAAGTTGTTAGATTCATTTAAATTATGGGCAGAACAAATTTTTGGTTGGTATTACTTTGTAGATACACAAGTATATGTTCCAGCTAAAAACGGAAGACCTGCACATTATAAGCATAAAAGAAAAAAGAAACGTTTAATCAATAAACAATTCTTAATAATATCTAGAGGTAATGCAAAATCAATGTATTCCGCATGTTTACAAGCGTACTTCTTAAATATTGATACATCAACAACGTATGGTATAACAACAGCACCAACAATGAAACAAGCAGAAGAAGTTATGTCACCAATAAGAACTGCAATAACAAGATCTAGAGGTCCATTCTTTGCATGGTTAACTGAAGGGTCATTGCAGAATACTACTGGTTCAAAGGCGAATAGACAAAAATTGGCGTCAACCAAAAAAGGAATAGAAAATTTCTTAACTGGTTCTCTTATTGAGATTCGTCCTATGAGAATAGACAAACTTCAAGGATTACGTTGTAAAATTGCAACAATCGATGAGTGGCTATCAGGTGATATACGAGAAGATGTGATAGGTGCAATAGAACAAGGAGCATCTAAATTAGATGATTATTTAATCGTTGCCACATCTTCAGAAGGTACTGTCCGTAATGGTGCCGGTGATGAAATCAAAATGGAGTTAATGAGTATACTAAAAGGAGAATACATAAATCCGCATGTATCTATATGGTATTACAAATTAGATAATATACAAGAAGTAAATGATCCAGAGATGTGGATTAAAGCAAATCCTAATTTAGGTAAAACAATACAATATGAAACATTACAATTAGATGTTGAAAGAGCTGAAAAAGCCCCTGCAACACGTAATGATATTTTAGCAAAAAGATTCGGCATACCACTTGAAGGTTTTACATACTTCTTTACATATGAAGAAACTCTCCCTCAACCAGTTCAATCATGTAAGGGTATGGTGTGTTCTTTAGGAGCCGACTTATCTCAAGGAAACGATTTCTGTGCGTTTACATTTTTGTTTCCTTTAAATGATGGTTCATTTGCCGTCAAGACAAGAAGTTATATAAGTTCTGTTACATTAGAAAAACTTCCTCCAGTTATGAGATTTAAATATGAGGAATTTATTAAAGAAGGTTCTCTTGCCATATTGGAAGGAACTATTTTAGATATGGATGAAGTATATGAAGATTTACAAGAATTCATAGACAAAAATGAATACACAATATCTTCATTTGGTTTCGACCCATATAACTCTGATCATTTTGTAAATAGATGGATTGCTGAATTTGGTCCTTTTGGAGTTGAAAAAGTTCAACAAGGTTCTAAAACCGAATCAGTTCCTTTAGGAGAAATTAAGAAATTAACAGAAAGTAAATTATTATTATTTGATGAAAAACTAATGTCCTTTACTATGGGTAATGCCATAACATTAGAGGACACTAATGGTAATAGAAAACTATTTAAAAAGAGATATGAAGCCAAAATAGATAATGTGGCAGCATTAATCGATGCATGGGTAGCATATAAAAGAAATAAGGAGGCATTCTTTTAATGAATTTTATTGTTAAACATAAACCATTATTTTATCTATTGCAATTCACTTGGGGGTTAGCAATAAATTTTATAGGATTTATAGTATTTTGTATATTATTAATAACTAAACATAAGGCTAATAAATTTGGACCAAATGTATATATGACTGTAGGAAAATCCTGGGGTGGTTTATCGCTCGGGATATTTTTCTTTGTAGGAAAAGAAGATAATATTGTGCATACAAAATGTCATGAATCAGGTCACAGTTTACAAAATATTATGTTCGGTCCTTTGTTTATATTTTTAGTATGTATTCCAAGTGCAATAAGATATTGGTATAGAGAACTAAAATATTATCGAAAAGATTTAGAACCAAAAACTAAATACGATGATATTTGGTTTGAAGGCCAAGCAACAAATCTTGGTTATAAATATTTTCAACAATATACTCTAAAATAGGAGGTATTATTCTTAATGAAATATTGTTATATTTGGAAAAGTAATAAAATTAGACCAGACCCGTATAATGTACGGTCTTTAGGTAGAATTGAAAATTATTAATAGGAGGAGCTAAGAAGTGGGTTTACTTGATAAACTAAAGAAAGCATGGAACGCTTTCATAAATGATGAATCCTCCAATGGGGGTTACGGTTATTACAATTATGGATATTCTACTACAGTAAGACCTGATAGAGTTCAATTATCTATAAGTAATGAACGTTCAGTAATTACAGCGGTTTACAATAGAATAGCTATAGATGTGGCGTCTTTATATTTTAAGCATGTTCAATTGGATGACAATGGAAGATACGTAAAAGATGTTAAGTCTAATATGAATAGATGTTTTACTCTGGAATCAAATAAAGATCAATCAGCAAAAGCATTTTTTCATGATGTTGTAATGTCGCTTTTTGATGAGGGTTGTATAGCCATAGTTCCAGTTGATACAACAAAAGAACTTAACGAAAAGAAAGAAACCACAGCATTCGATATTTTGTCAATGAGAACTGGTCGAATAATGCAATGGTATCCTGATTATGTTCAAATGGAAGTATACAATGATAGAACTGGTTTGAGACAAACTATCACAATGCCTAAGAGTGAAGTGGCTATAATAGAAAATCCTTTTTATGCAGTAATGAATGATAGAAATTCAACTCTGCAAAGATTAATCCGAAAACTTAATATTTTAGATGCAATCGAAGAACAAAGTGGTGCTGGAAAATTAGATTTAATAATTCAGTTACCTTATGTTGTTCGTACTAAACTTAGAAAAGACCAAGCAAAGGAACGTATTGATGACATTACGAATCAGCTTTCTTCATCTAAGTATGGTATTGCATATACCGACGGTACCGAGAAAATTACACAGTTAAATCGTCCAGTTGAAAACAACGTTCTAAAATCTGTTGAATATTTAACGAGCATGCTATTTAGCCAGTTAGGAATGTCGCAAAGTATTTTAGACGGAACAGCTAACGAAGAAACTATGAATAATTATCGTAATACTACCGTCATACCTATCGCCGATGTTCTTGTAGAAGAAATGGCGAGAAAATGGCTTACGCCAACAGCTATTACGCAAGGGAAATCCATAATGTATTTCTATAATCCATTCAAATACATACCACTTTCTAAACTTGCAGAAGTAGCAGATAAGTTGACTAGAAATGCCATTGTATCATCTAATGAGATGCGTCAAACTATTGGTTTGCCACCTTCTAATGATCCGGAAGCAGATAAACTAAGTAATAAGAATATTAGTAAATCTGAAACTGAAACTGTTACTAAAACAGAAAATGAAGAAGTCATTGATGATAAAACAAATCAAGAAAATATGTAGAAAGGGGAAAAATTCAAAATGGAGAAAAAATCTTATGATTTCAGTGGATGGGCAACTAGAAACAACGTTAAGTGTGCCGATGGAGCATCAATAGTTAAAGATGCTTTTGCCGACCAAAACGGAGCTACTGTACCATTAGTATGGAATCATGGGCATACAGATATGAAAGATGTTATCGGTCATGCTTTACTAGAAAATCGTGATGATGGCGTATACACATATGCTAAATTCAACGATACTGAAGGCGGCAAAAGAGCAAAAGAACTAGTAAAAGCTGGAGATATTCGTTCATTATCTATATATGCTAATAAGTTAACTCGTGTTGGTGCATCAGTAACGCATGGAACAATAAGAGAAGTTAGTTTAGTATTAGCTGGAGCTAATCCAGGAGCCTATATCGATAGAGTAATTGTCCACTCTTTAGATGCAAGTACTGATACTGAAGAATTAGACGGAATAGTCTATACAGTTCCTGAAGAAATTAAACATGGTGAAGAATTAGAACCATCTTTAATATTTAATAATTCTGATGACGACATTGAACATTCAGATAAAAGTAATGAAGAAGGAGATAACAAGATGGAAAAAACAGAACCAAAATCTGAAAAGACTGTTAAAGAAGTGTTTGACACTCTAACCGAAGAACAAAAAACTGCTGTTTATGCCATTATTGGAGCAGCATTAGAGGACAAAGATAATAATAAAGAAAATGAAGGAGATAATCAAGAAATGAAACATAATGCATTTGAGAACGAGAACGTTCAAACTAATACAATGAGCAAGGCAGATGCTACTGAATTAATTCATTCTGCTATGGAATTCGCTAAGAAGAACAGACTATCTATGAGACAAGTTATTCAAGATGCTGTTGATCAAGCTAATATTCAAAATGAAGTAAATTATACTATGGATGAAGTTATCCATACAGCTATGGGTGGAGATGCTATTTCTCATAGTATCACTAATATTGGTGAGTTATTCCCTAACTATCAATCAGTTAATAAGACTCCATATTTAATTCAAAGAGATATGGGTTGGGTATCTAAAGTAATGGGTGCCGTACATCATACACCATTCTCAAGAATTAAATCAACTGCTGCTAACATTACAGCTGCAGAAGCTAGAGCAAAAGGTTATGTAAAGGGTAACCAAAAGGTTGAAGAAGTAATCGTAGCTTTAGGAAGAACAACTGATCCTCAAACTGTATATAAACTACAAAAGATGGATAGAGATGACATCATTGATATTACTGACTTTGATGTTGTAGCATTCTTAAAGGCTGAAATGAGAGTAATGCTTGAAGAGGAAATTGCTAGAGCAATCTTAATTGGTGATGGACGTGCTGCTGACTCTCCAGATAAGATTAAAGTAGATAAAGTTAGACCTATTTTAGGTGATAACAATGTTTATACTACTCAAGTAATTCTTAAGAAGAATCCTGGCGAAACATCTGAACAATTCGCTAAGAGATTAATTGAAGAAGTTATTAGACAACGTAAGAATTATAAGGGTTCTGGTAATCCAACTTGGTTTACTTCTGAAGATCAAGTAACAGAAATGTTATTAATTAAGGATTTAAATCAAAGATATATTTATGATGATGTATCTAAATTAGCAACTAGATTACGTGTTAAGGAAATCGTAACAGTACCTGTATTTGAAGGTCAATACAGAGAAAATGAAGCTAAGACTAAGAAGTTCTATCCATTAGGTATTATGGTTAATTTAGGTGACTATAATGTTGGTGCTGATAAGGGTGGATCAGTTAATATGTTCGATGATTTCGATATCGATTATAATAAATATTCTTATTTAATTGAAACTCGTATTTCAGGTGCATTAGTTAAACCTTATTCAGCTATTTCATTCGAAGAAGAAGTAGACAACAATTGAGTTACTATCACGGCAGTTGCCGATGGTATCGACCTATTAGGTAAGTATTCAAGTGATTTACAAGAAAATTTAGTAATATCCGATACTGAAATTACAGGTACATTAAAGTACGTTTCAGATTATACTGGATTCTCTAGTAATCCTGCTGAACAAGAAGGAAATTACATTGCATTATTAGCTACCCCAGTAGATGAAAGTGCTGTAATTACTTGTCAAGTTATCGGTGGAGACCACGGTGCTGTTACATTAGATTCAGATCATATGGTAGTTCTTAGAATAAAGAACAATGAACAAAAGATTAAGTTCACTGTTACAACTGATGGAAACACAGTTGAATACGAATATGCTCTAACTAATTTAACACTATCTGCAAGCGAGAGCGACTAAGAAGCAACTGAATAAAATTGAAAAGGGGAAAAATTCAAAATGGCTAAATTTAGTGGCAAAGTAGCGTTTAGAGAAGATGACCATGAAGTTTCACCAGGTATCTGGGAATCATCTGGTATCGTAGAAAAACAAGTTTACGGTGATATTTATAGAAATATGTCTAGAATTACTTCGGGAGACAAGATTAATTTTGATGTTAATATTAACAACCAAGTAGACTTTGTTGGAAATGCTTATTTTAGAGACAATTGGATGAAAATCATATATTGTGTTTGGAGAGGGCAAAAATACAATGTTACTAATGTTGACATTTTAGATTACCCTCGAATAAAGATTGATTTAGGAGGTTTATATACAGAAAATGAACAATAGAATAGCATTACATTCTAAATTAGAAGAAATTCTAGGATCAAGTCATGTATATTTTCAGCCTCCTAAAAATCAACAGATGATTTACCCTTGTATACTTTATAAGCGAATAAAATTTAATAATCAGTTTGCTGATAATAGGGTATATTATCAAAAAGATAGGTATGAAATAATAGTTCTAGATAAGAATCCTGAGAGTGAAGTAACTAGAAAACTATCATTATTTGATACTATCTATCATGATAGACAATATGTCATTGACGGATTATATCATGATGTATTTACATTATATTATTAAGAAAAAAGGAGAATAATAACTTATGTCTAAAATTCAATTCGACAAAGACGGTCAACGCTTCTTCGAACGTGGCGTTAATCACGGCGTTATCTATGTTAAAGATAATGGAGAATACGGAAATGGTGTAGCTTGGAATGGTTTAATCAATGTTACAGAATCACCAGAAGGTGCTGAAGCAACAGCATTCTATGCTGACAACATTAAATATGCAAATATTTTATCAAATGAAGATTTCAAAGCTTCTGTTGAAGCATATATGTATCCAGATGCATTCAAGCCTTGCATTGGTGAAGTTTCACCAATTCCTGGTATGATTATCACTCAGCAAAACAGAAAACCATTTGGTTTCGTTTATGAAACTTTAATTGGAAATGATGAAAATTCTGAATTAGGTAAAACTATTCATATCGTTTACAACGCAACAGCTTCTGTGGCTGAAAAATCACATGATACAATCAATGATTCACCAGAATTAATGACAATGTCATGGGATATCGATACTACTCCAGTTGAAATTGTTGGTTATAAGCCAACTGCTCATTTATATTTCAAGTCAACTGATTTAACAGCTGCTCAATTAGAAGCATTAGAAAATACTTTATATGGTAGTGCAACAACAGAACCAAGATTACCTAATCCAGATGAGATTATCGATATACTAGGAGGAATTCCAACTAAAGTGGATACTCCAACTGTTGCTGCTAATGATACAGATCAAGAATTAACTATTACTGTTGCGGCTGATTCTCATGCAGAATCATTTGATATTTATGAAGGTGCATCATTCATTAAGAATGTAGCTAAGTCTGCTGCTTCAACAATAGTTACTTATGCTTCATTAGGATATTCTACAGCCGGAACACATAACCTTAAAGTTAAGGCTCAAGCTTCTGGTTATACTGATAGCGACTTCTCAGAAGTTGTTGTTATCACAGTAACTGAATAAGTTACAATCATATTTTAAGATTAGGGGATTGTTACGTTGGTTTCATCCCCTTTTCTTTTTAATTACATTTAAACACAAAAGGAGAAGAAAATTATGATTACAAAAGAAATTAAATACATCGATTTTAACGATGAAGAGGTAACTGAAACAGTAAGATTTCATTTAACTAAAACTGAAATTTTAGCACTAGATGCTGAATATGAAAATTTTGGAGGAATGGCTAAATATTTAGAAGACATTACTAAAGAAAGTAAAGATGGAAAACAAAATTCATCAAAAATTATGTCATTCATCAAAAATGTTATTCTTAAATCTTATGGAGTACTTTCTACTAACGGAAAATTTATTAAACCAAAAGAAGAGATTGAAGCATTTGCTTGCTCAGAAGCTTATTCAGAATTATTCTTAAGCTTATGTCAGAATCCAACTGAAGCTACTGAATTCGTAAATGGTTTATTATCTAAAGATTTAAGAGAAAAAGTTGCTCAAGCACAAAAGCAAGAAAAATTAAATTAGAAAATAATTAGGTGATATGGAATGCTTCAAATAACAATAAAAGGTAGAGAATTATTTGATGAAGAAACTTCTACAATTTTAAAACCTAAAGATACAACTATATCTTTAGAACATTCCTTAGTATCTATTTCAAAATGGGAGTCTCATTGGCATAAACCATTCATATCTAAAGAAGATAAAACACAAGAAGAATTATTGGATTATGTAAAGTGTATGACAATAACACAAAATGTAGACCCCTATATATACTATTGTCTTTCAGCAGAAAACTATAAAGAAATTTCTAATTACATGAATGATCCTATGACAGCCACAACCTTTTCGGATAAAAATAAGCCACAAGGATCTCATTCATCAGAAGGAATTACTAGTGAACTAGTTTATTATTGGATGGATGCATTTGGTATACCGATTGAATGTCAAAAATGGCATTTTAATAGATTAATGGTTCTTATTAGAATCCATAATCTTAAGAATCAATCACCAAAGAAAATGAATAAAAAGGATCTTTCTTCAAAGTATTCTGCACTTAATGCTGCTAGAAGAAAACGATTTGGCAGTAAAGGATAAAAATTATTAAGGAGGGCCAATGATAACTGTTAAACAAAAAGGAGATTTTAGTAAAATTCATAGGTACTTAGTATCAGCTTCTGAAAAAGTAAAATTTGAAGATGCCGATAGAATAGGTTATGAATGTGTAAAAAAATTACAAGAAGTAACACCTAAAGATTCCGGTTTAACGGCTGAATCTTGGTCTTACGAAGTTAAAAAAAATAGGAATAGTGTGACCGTTCAACTAAATAATACAAATATTCAAAATGGAATGAATATTGCTCTATTGATAGACTTCGGTCATGCTACTCCAAATGGTAGATGGATAGAGGGGAAACAATATATTGACCCTGCAATCCAAAGTATATTTTTGCAAGCATTAGATGATAAATGGGAGGAGTTGAAGAAACTATGAGTAGATTAGTAGACGAACGAGTAGTCGAAATGTCATTTGACAATACGAAATTTGACTCCAATATTACTAAAAGTATACAGTCAATTAATGACTTAAAAAATTCTTTAAATTTTGATGGTGTTACTTCTGACATAAATAAAGATTTACAAGGAATAGATACATCTATTTTAGCGGATGGCATTGAAAAAGTTGGAGTTAAGTTTTCAACTTTAGAAATCGCAGCCATCACTGCCATTTCAAATATTACAAATAGACTTATTGATATGGGCGTGAAAATGGTTGAAAACTTGAGTGTTGACAACATTGCACTTGGATGGGATAAGTTCGCTGAAAAGACCAAATCAGTAGGTACAATAATCGGTCAAGGATATGACCTTTCAGAAGTTACAACTCAATTAGAAAGATTGAATTGGTACACTGACCAAACTTCATATGACTTCACTTCAATGGTTAATAGTATTGGTAAATTCACTGCAACTGGTCAAAAACTAGATGAATCAGTAGAAGCTATGATGGGTATCGCAAACTGGGCTGCATTATCAGGTCAGAATGCTGAGACGGCATCAAGAGCAATGTATCAGATTTCTCAGGCAATGGGTGCTGGTGCAATGCGTTTAATTGATTACCGTTCAATTCAAAATGCCAATATGGATACTGATGAATTTAGACAAAAAGTACTAGATACAGCCGTTGCAATGGGTAAA